TTGAATAACTTGATGCCATAATAAAATCCTTTTATTTATATTTTCGTTATAGTCATATTTTACGCTACGCAGCTATCTCTGTCCATACCATCGATACATTTGGATCGATTTCTGTCCATATCACTGGATGTAAAGTTCCTGTAGATATTGACATAGTAACCCCAGTAGGAATTACATCTATTTTTGCTCCCCCGAAGACTGTTCCGACATATGGAGTTAAAGATACTCCTGTTGGGATAACTGTTACGTCTCCAACCATACTTTCATTACCGAGTGCTATAGTCGCAGATACACCTGTTGCAGAGACCGCAACACCGCCTTCACCCCAGTAACCATATCCCCAAGTTTGTCTACCCCAGCCTAGATTAACTTCAGATTCAGCCGTTTCACTACCTAAAGTAGCTGTCATGGCTATACCACTAACTAGAGATCCTGAATTGATTGATTCACCCCAGAAATCATCTCCCCATTCTCTTCGACCCCATCCAGTATTAACTTCAGCAACTGTAGAAACACTTGCTAAACTTAAACTCATAGATTGGCTGTTTGCTAATGCTTGGCCTTGAATACCCCAAGCGAATGATCCAAACGTTGATCTACCCCAACCTACATTAATTTCGTTAGTAATTGATGGTGTGCCCAAAGAAGAACTTAAAGCATTTCCAGTAGCAATTGGTTGAACTTGAGCTCTAACACCCCAAGCATTAGTCCCCCATGTACTTCTACCCCAACCTAAATTAACTTCTGCAGAAATTGTTGGTGTGCCTAAAGCTGAAGATATAACTTGTCCTGTTGGTGCTGCCGCTTCGTTTGGTGTACCCCAAACTTGGTAGCCCCATTTGTTTCGACCCCAACCTAACATTACTTCACCTTCAGCTACAACGTTTGCTAAAGTGGCTGTTAAAGATTGACCATTGGCTAATGCATCGCCAGCAATACCCCATGCGTCGGTATTCCATCCAGCTCTACCCCAACCTAAATTAACTTCTGCGGAAACAGTCGGTGTTCCAGTTGCTAAAGTTGCTGTTACACCTGATGGTGCTGCCGCTTCATCATTATCGCCCCAAACTTGATTTCCCCAGTAACCTCTACCCCAACCTAATCCCACAGTGGTAGTAACATTAATTCCAGAATTATTAAGTGTGGCTGTAAGACCTTCTCCAGTTACATAATGACCAGACATTCCCCAATCTGAGTAACCCCAGGTTTGAGCGCCCCAGCCAACTACTAATTCAGCAGTAACTGAAAGACTAGAATAAACTCGACCCCAAACATTATAGCCATACGTTTCATTTCCCCATCCTGGTGGCTGAATTTTTGCTTCTAAAGATTGACCTTCAAGAGTAACTCCATTACTATTTTGTTCATTCCAGGCTCCATAACCCCAAGCCCCTGCAGCATAAGCATCTGCACTAATGTCCATAACACCACCCATACCGACTCCATGAACCCAACAACCATAGTAAAAATTAGCTGAGGATGCTGGAGCAATTTCAATATAACGGGTAGTTTTAGAATTGAAAAAAGTTGGGTTGGTATAATTAGATTGAGTAACCGCTCCATCGGCATAATAAGTTACACCTGATGTAATTAATCCAGCTTGAAACGTGGAAAGAGTGGTACTATTGGAAGTCGAAAAAATAATTGGATGACCGTCATTACTTGAATCACTTTGATCTAATCGTAATGTTGCGGTTGGAATCCAGTTATAAGTATAAGCAACTCGAGAGCTATCAAAAAAATAAACACTCCCCGAGCTACCACTAGGATACTGGGCACCGGTTGCTACGGTGACAGTTATGGTACGATCAGCCATAGCAACCTATACCTCCTTATGAAATTCTTAAAATCGCCGCCGCTGTTGTGAACGAAGGGAACTGTACTGTAAAAGTTCCAGACGTCGCTGTTTTATCCGCGCCAAAATCTAATATACATACTGCAGGATCTCCTGAAGCTGTATCATTATAAATCATTGCGCCTCTAGCTGTTAGCGTCACACCTGTAAAAGATCTGTTCGCAAAATCAACTATAGCTACTCCACTTGCAACTGACGTTTGTTGGCTAGCTAATGCTCCACCACCAGACGCATACTGACCAGAAACTGATGCTTGTCCTGTTGTCGTAAACGAAGTTGTGGCTGCACTTAACGTTGCCGTTGAAATATACAGTGCTAGTTTGAAACTATTTCCTCCACTAGCGAAATTATGAGTTCCTCCTAAGAGTTCTTTTTTGAATGAATTACATACTGCTTGACTTATTGCCATGTTTTTTTTCTCCTATAAATTTATTTAATTCGTGCCGATGGAGATGGGATTGGTAATCTCATAGTTCCATCAGTATACTCACCTCGTCTTCTTCTTCCCATTTGTTCTAAAGCAAAGGTTTGTATTTCTTTATTATACTTATCTTCATAGACCTTGTACATAGCCTCGGGGCCTTTGAGGAATGAGTAAGCTTCACACATCACTGCATAAAATAAGAGCTCTTGAGCCTTATTACTTAGATAAGTAACCGTCTTTTTATTAGGAACACTTCCCGGATCATTGGAGCTATATAGGTGTTCAGGGTATTTGATATAGTTAATCTGACAGGTATCAGCAGACGCAGCCAAAGGGGCTATAATGATATACTGATTTCCATCGGATTTATCCCAATTTGCATAATATTTCGGAGTGCCTGTGGCATCCGTACTATTATACTCACTAATAAAACTTAAATCTCTTTTTTGTAAAAATGACCTAACACCACCTGAAGTAATATGTTGAACGGATCTGACTATCAATAAATCATCAGGCATAAGTACATATCGACTACTTGCTTGAAATGTTGATGTCGCTTGTTTTCGACAATAATCTCCATCGACTTCTCTATAGATTCTTGCTTCTGAATCTAAAATAAATCCATCAATAATCGAATCAGTTAAAACATTACTATCGACTTCTGTGTAATCTCTAATTTTAGTTAATAAAGCTGAATATGAAATTGCCATTATGTTATCGCCACCGTTACTGTTCCAAGATATAATCTTGCTAATCTTTTTTTATTTGCTTCATTAGCTGTTTCTGGAGGAGCCATACTATAGGTTCCACTAGAAGGACTATTTATTGCCCACCATAGTTGTGGTTCTAGACTTGCTATGATTCCACTTTTATGTGAAGGTCTAGGATGTTGTAATGCAATTGGATCTGCTCCAATATAAGGAGGATCTAATTGTGGTTGCTTAGGTTCATATTCACTAATGTGAACTAAAGCTCCATTCCATTCCTTTACCATTTCAAGATAAGGAAACTGCATTCCGCTTCGATCGGAAATAGAAAGTGCATATTTACCTGACGCCCATTTAGCCATTATGATCCTTGTGGGTAATAAGAAGCTGGAGTAATGTACGCTGATGTACGTTGCCCATCTTCAGTTAATGCTCTAGACATTTCATCTTCATAGAGCTGTTTTAACATTTGTATTCTTTGTGGAGCATATTTGATTGCTAAGTAATATGCTAGTCCAGCACACATTGCTGGAATGAAACGATAAACCACGTCTGCGGTATTAGTATAAGCTCCAGAATCTTCTATTTTTTTAACATAGTAATATTTTAAATGAGTATAGGTACTCGCGTCTGGAGTTAAATATAAAGTAATTTTAGGTGTTGTTAATCTTTCTACATAATATTTAGAAGGAGATCCTGTTGCTCCTTTATTTGGCAAAGCAGCATATTCAGATCTAGAAATTTTTGTAATAGATACATCTTGGGTGCTTGATGCGGGATCTACAATAGAGGCATTATTAGAAACGTATGCTTCTAAAATATCTGCTGTTGAAGAAGGGCTTGTATAACTTGAAGTTCCACTTGTTAAAGCTTGAGCATATAAAGCAACCTTCCATAAATGAACACCTCGATTACCCCATTCAGAAAATAAAATATTTAGACTTCGTCTAGCAGTTCTTAAATCATAACCACTATTGGTTTGAATCCCACATCTTTCGTAGGCTTCTTCTACAATTTCGTCTATTGCTAAATCGAATGTTGTTGTTCCAGATGTTGCCATAAT